GAAACGAACTAACACCTCCTGTACTATCCGATAACTATTGTGTAGATGTTCTATGGAATGGTGAGCCTGTAGAATCTTGGGATAGCAATATGATATGGTGTCCGCCTATCGGTGTCCATACATTCGGTAGCAGTTCAGCTATTCGTGAGTGGACAGAGACTTGTAAGGAGTTGCATCCTGATTACTTCCCAGAGCCTGAAGAAGATCTGATCTAATCATGAAGGACAGATATAATGTTCCTCAGGATAATAGAAGAGGATGCCTTTGTAAAGATGGTAAGCGATATTCTAGAGAATGTTGCGAAGGGGATTACATGAATCAGGGTATAGGTAAGATCTACAAAGATGAAACTGAGTAAGAACTTGACATTGGCTGAGGTTACAAAATCAGCAACTGCTAAAAGAAGAGGTATCTCTAATGATCCGAGTATTGAACATCTGGAGAATCTCAAGGCAGTAGCAGAGAATATCTTTCAGCCTATGAGGGATTATTTCAAAGTGCCTATTATGATCTCCTCAGGATATAGAAGTAAGGAGTTGAATGATGCTATTGGTGGAAGCCTTGCTTCACAACATTCAAAAGGTGAGGCTTTAGATATAGACTGCCCTTCTTATAGTGGGTTATCTAATAGAGAGGTATTTAAATATATCAAGGACCATCTAACCTTTGATCAACTTATCTGGGAGTTTGGTAATGAGTCAGATCCTGATTGGGTTCATGTGAGTTATAAGAGATCAGGAAGAAATAGAGGTGAGGTGCTAAGAGCCAAAAGAAAAAACGGAAAGACATACTATGAGTTTTATTGAGATATTTAAGAATAGCAACGATTGGAATGAGAAGACCATTATAGGTTTTATGTCGTTTGCAGTAATGATATTAGTAATGATTGCTGATGTGATCACAGGTGCTTGTGGGAAGGATCTCGCAATTAATGAATTTACATACAACTCTTTTGTATTCGTTACTCTTGGGAGTTTCGGTATTGCAGGATTGGAAAAGTTTGCAGGGAAATGAATGAAGCAGATATAAAACTAATGTTGCTTAATGCAAGTACATTTGCGATTAGCTTCTCACATATAGAGATGGCGTTAAAGATTGCGCTGCTACTAATCTCTATTGGATATACTGCGCAGCGTTGGTATCTAATGCACAAGAGCAATGGCTCAGGAGAGTAAATCATTCCTCAAGGAAAATTGGTCAATGTTGATCTGGGTTGTTGCAGCAGTATTTGCAGCAGGAGGTATCTATGCAGAGTTTTCATCATTGAAGATGGAGTTGAATGTAGTGCATGAAAGACTTGATAAAAAGATCTTAGTCATAGAGAATTTAGAGGGGAGAATCTACGATATTGAAAAACACTTAGAATACGAAAAAGGATATAATGACTCACAAAGAAATGAACCAAGATAGTTTTGCAGACTTCATTGATGAACTAACAGAACAAGAGCAACCTAGTTGCAACATAGATAACCCTGAAGATTGCGAAGGATGTGGATCGTAACAAGAGCAGTTCTAATAGGGCTGCTTTTTTGGTCTTGTGGTGCGAAGTATCACCTAAATCGTGCGATTGTAAAAGATCCGAGCATTCTAGATTCAGTTGCCCTGAAAGTGGATACTCTAATCATAACTCAAAAAGAAGAGGTTAGAGATACTTTAATCCTTCAGGAGATAGATACTATCAGAATCATAAAAGAAGGCATTAGAATTGATCTGAGAAGGCTCTATGACACTATAGAGGTTGATGTTGAATGTCCTGCTGATACTATCAGGATCCAGAAGGAGATCAAAGTACCTCAGATTGTCTATCAGGAAAAGAACTTTGATAGGAAATATCTATATCTCTTGATTATCTCAATAATCCTTTATACCTTCGGTCTTATTAAGTTACTTAAATAAGTATATTATATATATTATATTACTCTGTAAGAGTAACTAACTATATAATACTATATATATAATACTCTCTTTCAGAGAGTTTAAAAAAAATAATGACTAGAAGACAGAAGAGTATTGCTATAGAGATGGGTAAGTTAGAGGATGATTACAATAATCATTTCTTATCTCACTTTGGCTTTCATGATGAACAGAGATCTGATCACTATAGTTTCTGGAAGTATTATCAAGAAGAGCAGAGCGTATGACAATGAGAGAAGCACAGACTCTAGCAGTTAGCCTTAATGATAAGGGTTATACTGCTTGGGCAGTTCAAGGGTTTAGCGTTAAGCTAACCATTAATGGAATAGTATATGAAATAAAAGAAGCAGATGAGAGATCCTAACATTGATAGATACCTTCATAAGATGGCTATATTATTCCAGAACTTAGGAATAGAATCAACTCCTGAGGAGAGAATATATGCTAAGGAGGAAGAGTTTAGATACTTGGGTAGAATAGCAGAGATTGATTGGGAGTATGCTCAGAGATTAGGATATGACTGATCACACTAAAATAGAGATCAAGTTAGGTAAGATACCTAGTCTTAATAAATTCTACTCCTCACCACATTGGACATTCAGATCCAGAGAGAAGACTAAGTGGAAGGAGATCATTACTGATCAGTTAGATTATGACTTTCAGTTTGAGTATTGCGTAATTACTGCTAAGGTCAATTACAGATATGATCTGGACAATTGCATTATGGCTATCAAGTTCACTCAGGATGCATTGGTAGATGCAGGAATGATAGCAGATGATAACAAGAAGTTCATCAAGTCAGTCAGGATAGAACCTGCTTCTGATATTCCTAAGGATACATCAGTGATCCAGATAGAGGGAAAAATAATCAACAAATAATTTTCATATCTCAAAATCCTTTTTTAAGTTTGACCTGTTAATCAAAACTAAAAGAGATGGAAAGAGAGAACTTTTATCAGATCATTGATGATCTAGAAGCCTTCGCAGATAAGATAGGAAGCGAATGGATGAAGGAAAGACTAGCGATGCTAGAGGTACAGATAATTAATCAATCAACTAAATAATCATGAAAAAAGCAAAAGTTGTAGCGGTCAATCCGCAAGGGGACTATCAGTTAAAGGATGGAAGAACTTTATATAAGTTCGCTTTAACATTTGATAATGGAGATACAGGAGAATACTCTTCAGTTAAACCAGATCAGACTAAGTTCGTAGTAGGTATGGAAGCAGAGTATGAATTGAATGCTACTCAGTATGGTAATCGCATCAAGCCTGTATATAATCAGGGAGGTGGATTCTCAGGTGGTGGATATTCTGGAGGTAGCTACTCATCAGGATCTGATACTAAGCAGAAGATGATTGTAAAGCAATCCTGTTTAAAAGCAGCAGTTGATCTTCTAAAAGATAAAGGTGCTAAGAGTACAGATGTTCTAAAGGTAGCTGACTCATTTGTGAGTTGGGTATTGGAAGAAGATAAGAAGGAGACTTCATATGATAATCACTTCTCTTCTAGAGAGGAAAAGATAGAGGTAGCGAATGCTATCGTAAACGGACAAGCAGCAGATGATGATTTACCATTCTAGTTGATTGATTGTGTTAGGTAGAGAGGGGTAGAAATACTCCTCTTTTTTTTTCTCAAGATCTGAGATATTAAAAATATAGTGTTAATTTAGAGGGATGATTCATAAACACATAATACAATCAAATAAGACTATTCGCTATCTAGAAAGAGCGAGAGAGGGAAAGATACAAGAGGCATCAAGATTCGGAGCAGTAGAGATAGATGATCATTTAAGATTCAAGAAGGGGAATTTTGTAGTAGTAACAGGACACGCTAATGTAGGAAAGACTCATACAATGACTTACCTGCAAATGCTACATACATTAGAGAATGGAACTAGATGGCTTATCTACTCCTCAGAGAATGAGGTTCAATCACTCCAGAGGAAGATCATTGAATTCCTAGCAGGTAAGCCAATCAATCAGATTGATGAGCAGACATTCTGGAGGCATCATGCCTTTGTTGAGGGACATTGGGCATTCTTAGATTCAGAGTTAATAGTAAATGCTTTTGAGTTATTAGATATCGCTAGAGAGGTATATGATGCTTGGGAGTTTCAGGGAATGATGATAGATCCTTATAACTCGCTAACCATTAAGAAGGAAGATGTAGGTAAGGGAATCTCAACTCATGAATATCATTATGAGGTAACAAGCCATATTAGGAAGTTCTGCAAGGAATATGGTATTACTACGATCCTGAATACGCATCCTGCAACACAAGCACTAAGACAAGTTCATAGAGGATCTCACGAATATGCTAATCATACGATGCCTCCTATGGCGAGTGATGTTGAAGGCGGTGGTAAGTTCGTGAACCGCAGTGATGAATTTTTTGTGATTCACAGGTACACTCAGCATCCTCAGGATTGGATCTTCACAGATATCCATGTCAGAAAAGTAAAGGAGTTAGAATCTGGAGGTAGACCTACTCCATTAGATTTACCGATCAGGATGGAATCTACACAGGGTAATTGTGGGTTTAGAATAAATGGAATAAATTTGGTAACTAAAGAAAGAGAAATAGATGGATCTCCATTTTGAGGGTAATAGGCTATACTATATGGAAAAGGAGTCAGAGTTGTATAAGGCTCTGGATCACCTTAGCAAGGAGTTAAGCGATCAGAAGACTATGACTAAGGAGGATATGTGGGAAGTATTCCAGATCCTTGCTGATTCAGCAGCAGTCTATAGACATATCACAGATTACTTTACAACTCTAGATAAATTGATCTTAGATGCTAGGATTGAGAATGGGAAATTGAAGCAGGAGATGTATGATCTGAAGAAAGAGAATCATAGATTAAATGAGATGTTAAATAGAGAGATGGATGGATTTTAAGAGAAAGATGAATAATGGTCAGAGGTTTGAGATAAGTGGGATGGAGTTCATATGTATAGAGACTCACGCTTATTTGCAAACTAGGTTAGATAATGAGGAATCGGATATTGATGTAGGATCTAGCTATTACATAGTCAGGAATACCTCAACAGGGAAACTACATCAGATCCCATTTCAAAGAATAATAGATAAAGAGAAAGAGATAACATGGAAGATTTAAGTAGAGTATTGAAGGAGTATTTTGAGGATATTAGTTTGATCCCTAATAATACCAGACAATTAGAACAGGTATATGCCAGATCTGCTATGATGGTAGCAATGAGAAAGTATATGACCTTGATGCAGATAGGAAGATTATTTGGTAAGAATCACGCTACAATTCATCATGCAGTAAAGAATCATAATACAAATCATGAGTGGAGTGATCTATATAGATTCTACTATTCTACGGCTACTCAGAAACTGCTAGATTGTAGTATAGATAAGATCCAGAGTGATAATAGGCTTCAGGCTCAATTCACTAGACAGAAGATGAGAATCATTGAACTAGAGTATGAGGTTCAGAAATTAACATTGAAGTGTCAAGAATTGAACGATAATTGCATTATATTACAAAAATTAAATAAGCAATTACAAAATGCAGATTGAATTTAGCCCTCTTTATGGATTGATGTTTGGAATCAACTATGCTTACTATCCTGAGATAGAAGAGAAGAAGCCATTGCATCTAATCCAGATGGGGCTAGGTTTAGTCATGGTGCAAATAGCATGGGAAGAATAGAAATATTTTATAGAAAGAATTTCAAGAGACTCACAGGATTCATTAAGGAATATACTGATGGTTCTTATGAGATCGCATCTGATATAGTTCAGATGGTGTTTCTACGACTATTAGAATTAGAGAGCGAAGGGAGAACCAACTTTTATGAGGAGGACTCCCTTAACTTTTTTTATGTCTATAGATCCTGCATCAATACGGCTCTTAAATATCAGAGAGCAAAGAAGAAGATTAATAAGGTTTCTCTGGAAGATTTTGATGTGGAGGATTATCAGCCTTATCCAGAGGAGAAAGCAGCACTTGAGAAACTCATTAACATTATGGAGGATGAGATGAAAGAATTGCATTGGTATGATGAGAAGATGATCAGGATTCATATGGAGGGAACGAGTATGAATAAGATCCATAGAGATACAGATATAGGACTAACATCAATTAAGAATACGATCAAGAATGGGAAAGCAAGAATCCACGACAGGCTCAGAGAAGATTGGGAAGACTTCGGAAATGGAGACTATGACAAAATCTAAGAAGAGAGGTAGACCAAAGGGAAGTAAGAACAAGCCTAAAGGTCTAGGAGATACTATTGAGCAGATCACAGAGGCTACAGGAATCAAGAAGATAGTCAAGGCTATCGCAGGAGAGGATTGTGGATGTGATGAGCGCAGAGATGCTTTGAATAAATTATTCCCTTATAAGAAGGTTCAACCTGAATGCTTAGAGCCAGAGGAGATAGAATATCTATCTACAGGGATATTAAGAAAGAGAACCCTCAAGTATGAGGATCGTGAGCAGATAGCTACTATTCATGCGAGAGTGTTTAACCATAAGTTTGATATTCCCTGTACTTGCAGTCCTAAGATCTGGATGCAATGGGTAAGAGAACTCCAAGAACTGCTAGATGCAACTAAGGAAGTATCTTAAAGAAGGGAGAAATCTTAGTGATGACCGAACCGCTATTTGTGTTGATGTAGGCAAATCAGGAGAAGCATTATTCAAGGAACTGACAGGAGCGCATAAATCCTCACTTGCTGATGATAAGAAGCATATAGACTTCTATTGGGGAGATATGAAGGTAGATGTCAAAGGATTGAAGAAGATGCATCATTCAGGGTATATCCTTCTGGAGTTTATTAATGTCTGGGGAGGTCATGGATGGTGCAGTAGAAAGAGCAAGGCTGAATACATAGCCTTTCAGTTTCCTGATGCCTTCTATATATTCAGAAAGAATCACCTTAGGAGAAGAGCATTGGATTTGTGTGAGGAGTTTGATAGATCAAAGATCCTGAGGAAGAATTGGATTCCATATCAGGAAGCGATGTATAAGTGGGTAGGTAGATATAATGCTCAGGATGTGTTCACTTATCTAAAGATGGAAGATGTAGAGGATCTGATCTTTGAGATCCTACCATATAAAATAAAAGAGGGATGATATTACTATTATTTGGAATTGGATTGGGCATAGCCCTGAATCAAGTTAGATCACTCCAGAGGAGAGTTGATGATCTAGAGGAGTTCATTGGAAAAACTTTTTTTGATGATGATGAAAAATAATTATTAAAATTCTTTGTCAATTAAAATATCCTTCTTAGATTTGAATATCATTAAAAGAGAGATAGATATGACACTTACAGAAAGACTTACAATTGAGACTCAAGAATTGAAGAAGGCTTACATTAAAGAGACAATCGTTTGGGCTAAAGAAGATTTCCAAGCATTGAAAGAGCAGGTTTCAAATCACAAATACACCACTCAAGGAAGTAAAGAATGGTGGGCTATGGAGAGAAAGATGGAGAAATTGCCTATTTGTTTTTGGAGAAATGATATTGATACTTGGATTGAGATTCAAGTTAAAGCAGCGAAAAAGCACTACGCAAACTCAATCGTAAAACTTGCTCAGAGAATTGAGAAGAAAGATCTAAATCAAGATAAATTAGAATTGAGCACATCTTACATGGATCTAAATATCTCTACAACGATCACAGATGGAGAGAAGGAAGTTAGAGCATACACAATTATTGCTTGTGGAGAGATTCAAAAACCACATTACAGATACTTAGTAAAATAATAATCAAAGGGAGGGGGAAACCCCTCCTTAATTTAAATCATAGAGAGATGAAAAAGATTGATTGGAATAAGGTAGCGGTAGTTGCATTCTTGCAGACTATGGTCATTCTAGGAATGATTGCTATGATAGCAGTATTTGAATTAGTAGAAATCTTAACCTGTTACTCATGTTAATGCTAGATGGAACAGATTACGATCAGCAGTGGCTGATTGATAAAGCGAGAGGTGATGAGTTCTATTATGGACCATTAAACAAATTAGCATTATCCTCTTCTAGTTGTAAGATGCTATTAGATAGCCCTAAGACATTTCACAATGTCCAGAAGTATGGATCTGTAGAATCAAGTCCTGCTCTTCTAATGGGGAGAGTAATTCATGTGATGATCCTAGAGCCTGAGAATTTTGATGATATCTTTCAGGTGGTAGATGTTGCTTCTAAGAATACTAAAGCCTTCAAAGAGGCTCAATTAGAGAATCCTAAGACTTGTATCACGAGAAAGGATAAGGAAGCAGGAGAGCGTATGGCTGATGCTTTTAATAGAAATGAATTAGCATTGAGTTATCTATCAGGATCTGAGACAGAAGTACCAATGATAGATATGATAGGAGGCTTTCCGTTTAGAGGGAAGGCAGATATCCAGAGAGGAGGAGAGATCATTGATCTCAAGACCACTACAGATCTCAAGGCATTTAAGTATTCAGCAGATAAATATGGATATGATCTTCAATGCTATATCTATTGCAATCTATTCAAGACCTCATATAAGGACTTCACATTTATAGTTCTAGATAAGTCATCTACTGATATAGGAATCTATGATGTATCAGAGGAGTTCTACAAGAGAGGAGAAGCGAAGTTTAATAGAGCGATCAGTCTTTACAGAGACTTCTTTGTTAGAGATCAGGATCTAGATAGCTATACAATTACAGGAACGCTATGATACGGATTCCAGATTTATTTAAGAATAGTGAGAAGGTGTATCAGTATAGACTTCTGTTATCTAATTTCAGTATTGAGAGACAAGCATTCATTCATTTGAATGAATCCAGAAGGATAGAAGAACATTTGACTAGGAAAGATATTGACTGCCGTAATATCATGATTATGGATAGAAGCGATCTTAAGGATAAAATTAATGCTGATGTCTCTGGAGTATATTTGTTATATACTCACATGGGAGTTCTGAATTATATAGGAAAGAGTAAAGATGTCAGAAGGAGACTCATGTCTCACTTTAATACTAAGGAGTTTGATGTTGCTCATATATTCACTATGAATGAAAGAGATATCCATTGGGTAGAGCAGTATTTGATTACAAGATTATTTCCTAAAGAGAATCAGGAGATGAAAGATAAATATCCTGTTAGTGCTTGTTGTAATTGGACTCCTGTAAATACATTGAGATTACAATGAAAAATCATACTAAGATCTATATGAAGCACTTCAATTATGTTCTGGATGATTTCATTCCCTGTGAGATCTGTGGAGGCAGAGCAGTAGATATTCATCATATAGAGAATAGAGGATCAGGAGGTGCTAAAGACAAGGACAGAATAGAGAACCTAATGGCTCTATGTAGAGCAGATCATATTAAGTATGGAGATGTACCTGATAGAGTTCAATGGTTAAAGGATATACATGAACAAAGGATGAATGGAGGTAGATAGATATTGGGGGGTAACCAACGGAGTATCTATACTGCAAGGGGGGTTCAACTCCCCCCCATCCTACAAAATAGATTGATATGAACAAGATGAATCAATTCCTACGCATTGCAAATGCAAGACTAAAGAAAGTGTATCCTAACAAGATGCAGAGAAAGGCTTGGGCTGCTAAGATGTATGCAAGATGGCTAGAACGCAAAACCTTTAACACCAAAGAGAGATGAAAGACACGCTCATAGACTTAATGAATAGAGACCTAACCGATAATGGAACAGAGAATGACTGAGTTTGAATTATTCAAGCATGGAGTAAAGCTAATGGCTTTGTATCAGGTAACTCTAGAACAGATGGATCTGATGAAGGGAACACCTATATACTCGCAGAGGGTAAAGCAGCAGATGAACACTCTAGAGAAATCCATAGAGAGAATGATCAGAGAGCCTATGAGTAAGTTAGATGGTACTGATGAGATGATGATGAATGATATCCAGAATAAGGTAGATATGATTCTAGATTTATCTCTGGAGGAGATCGCACAATTAAAAGCAGTAATTAAAGAGGGAAGAGATGCATAAGTATTTAGACATAGAACTATTCGGATGGAATAGGATACAAGAGAAGTGGTGGAATGTAACAATCCTTAGGGTAGCCTCAGGGAATTGGAGTTGGCATTTATTTATGATTGAGGAGAATCTAGATGAGTGTTTTGTGGAGTGGTTTAAATTCAACATCAACAAATGAATCAATCAGGATCTGATCTCACATTAGTGAACAAGAATAATTATTACAAACTGCTTGAGATCATGATCCAATTAGATCAGAGAAATAAACTTGCTCCTCATGAGAGGGAGTTTTTGCGTAACTTAGTTGATTATTAATGGGTTCTATAATTATGGAAAGAGTAGATATTAAGCAGGTAAGACCAAATCCTGATAACCCTAGATTTATCAAGGGGAATAAATTTGAGAAGTTAGTGAAGAGCATCAAGGAGTTTCCTCAGATGTTAGATCTAAGACCTATAGTAGTGAATCAGGATATGATCGTACTAGGAGGGAATATGAGATTAAAGGCTTGTGAGGAAGCAGGACTTAAGGAAGTACCTATCATCTTTGCAGATAACCTTACTCCAGAACAGGAGAAAGAATTTATCATTAAGGATAACTCCTCATTCGGTGAATGGGATTGGGATCTACTTGCTAATGAATGGAGCACAGATCAACTTATTGATTGGGGGATGGATCTCCCAAAAGAGTGGGCATTAGATCCTGAAGAATTAGGAGAGGACTTCAGCCTAGCTGATGGAGACAGAGAACCATTCCAACAGATGACTTTTAAACTAGCAGATGAACAAGCAGATCAGATCAAGAATGCTCTAGATGATATCAAGAAGTTAGAGGAGTTTAAATATGTTGAGACATTCGCCAATGAGAATTCAAATGGTAATGCTCTTTATCTAATAATTATGCAATGGGCAGAGCAAAGGAAATAATTGTTAAGGTCATTCCAACTCCAGAGGCTAATGCCTTTGTGAAGAAGCATCACTATTCTGGAAAGGTTGTCATGAATTCAGTCCTGCACTTTGGTGCATTCCTAGATGGTAAACTTCATGGAGTGATGAGTTATGGTAATCCTATTGATAAGAGAAATGTCCTTCCATTTGTTAGAGGCACGAAATGGAATGAGATGCTAGAATTAAACAGAATGGCTTTTGATGACTATCTTCCTAAGAATAGCGAGAGCCGTTGCATAGCGATCAGCATCCGACTCCTGAAGAAGAATGCTCCACATATAAAATGGATCTTATCATTCTCAGATGGAACTCAATGTGGTGATGGAACTATATACAGAGCATCAGGATTCAGCCTCTGTGGAATAAATAAGAACTCAACAATATACAGACTCCCTAATGGAGAGACTATTGCAAAGCATGGAACAAGCAAGAGGGATTTTACAGGAGCAGAGAAACTCAAGGGATTCCAATTAAGATACCTCTACTTCATAGATAAGAAGGCTAAGGAGAATCTAACTCTTCCTATCATACCATTCTCTAAGATTGATGAGATAGGCGCAGGAATGTATAAGGGGAAAAAAATAACCCTCCAAGAGAGGAGGGCTACTTAGAGCGGCAGGATGGATTTGCACCTCTCCTTCTATCTGGATGATAGATGTGCTACTATTACACTACTGCCGCATTTGATGATGACAATATACATAAATTATTGAAAATTCAATGACAAATAATGACATAACAAAAAAGGCAATGATTGATGCGCTTGAGAAATCTCTAGGCATTGTAACATCTGCCTGTAAGTCAGTAGGTATCTCTAGAGAGACTCACTATAGATGGCTGAGAGAAGATGAGAAGTATAAGGAATCAGTTGAGGATCTAGCAAATGTTGCTCTAGACTTTGCAGAATCACAATTGCATCAGCAGATAAAGGGAGGGAATCCTAGTAGCACAATCTTCTATCTAAAGACTAAAGGTAAGAAGAGAGGATATGTAGAGAGACAGGAGATAGCACATGAAGGGCTTAAGACCTTTGAGATAGAGGAAGTGGATGAGCAAGATCCGAGTTAATAAAGTCTACGGACATTTAAAGAGATCAGATAAGAAGATAGTAGTGGAACAGGGTGGTACTCGCTCTGGAAAGACATACAACATCCTCTTATGGATTATCTTTCATTATTGTGGGAAGAATGTAGGTAAGACTATTACAATCGCTAGAAAGACCTTTCCTGCAGTTCGCTCCTCAGTCATGAGGGACTTCTTAGATATCCTAAAAGGATCAGATCTCTATAGAGAGGAGAATCATAATAAGTCCAATTCAGAATACATACTCAATGGGAATCTAGTAGAGTTTATATCTATGGATCAGCCTCAGAAGATCAGAGGTAGGAAGAGAGATCTAGCATTCTTAAATGAGGCTAATGAATTGACCTTTGAGGACTGGCAACAAATCGTATTCCGTACCAACGGAAGAATCATTCTGGACTATAACCCTTCAGATACTTTTCATTGGATCTAT